TGAAGTGGCCACAGGTGATCTGGTGCAATCTCATTAACTGTACCATTACGGTAGAAGTAGTAACACTCTTTCCTTCCAGCTGAGCCATCGCATATTTTTTCATTTCTCTATAAACTTTTTCTTGTGGTTTAGTCATTGTCACTATTCTCTTCATATATGTTTTCTTAGGAAGATCTAAACAATCATCTTTTAAAACCCTTTCAGAAAAAGGTTTAACCTTGTCCGAAAGCTCTCCTAAATTTCTATAACCCACTACCACATTAACTGAGCGAGAACCTAGGTTAATAGTCTTCATTACTGAATATCTTGCTCTAAATGTAAAATAAGATTGATGATCACCAAGGCACCAGGGATCAAGAAATTCACATTGACTATATAAATCTAGTGGAGAATTAGTAACAGGAGAACCGGTAAGAATTCTTCTATATTTAGCTAAGTCCCTTAACTTAAGAATATTTTTTGTACGTTTTGCAGTGGGAGTTTTAATAGTAGTGGACTCATCGATAGCCATCATGGCTTTATGAGAAGATAAAAATCTTCGTGCAAACTCACATCCAAAAGGATAAGAGAACGCTTCTACATTCATAAGAAGAATATGAAAATCAGTGCCTAGGGAAAATAAAGTGTTTAATTTTATAGATTGTTCTGAGGATTTATCAGAAGTTTTCCATAATACTATTTTTTTCTCTATATGATCTACTAAGTGAGTAGGTATTTCACCTTCAAACCAGTTTTTATACACACCTTTAGGAGCAATTAAAAGAAGCCCATTAATAAGCCCTTTGTCATAAAGCATAGCACAGTTATCAAGTAGTACTTTAGATTTTCCAGTACCCATTTCCATGAAATAGGCAAAATTTTCCTTATCCCAAGAACGCTCTAAAGCTTTTAATTGATGGGCATACGGTTTGGTCTTAAATTTATAAAACATAGTTTGCTTTTCTTTCTAAAAATAGTATATATAATATAAAAGGAAAAAGTCAATGAGTAAAGTTTACCTAATTCAGGAAATACCGGGAACTACAAAAGGGGAGCCTAAATATAATATTTTAGGGGCCCAGAAATACGGCGAAATTGTGACCCTCTTACCAGAATTTTCACAAATGATATTATCTCCAGGTCCTTTAATTCACAAACTTAAAATGTTATTAAAAGATATAACGAGCGAAGACTACCTTTTATTGTCAGGGGACCCTGCAATTATTGGGGTCACATGTTCGGTAGTGTCCGATTTAACAACAGGTAAGTACAAATTATTAAAGTGGGACCGTCAAGAAAAAACTTACTATCCAATAGAAATAAATATTCATCAAAAGGGTTGACAATATAAAATTCTCCTATATATAAAGATTATTAAATTAATAAATATATATAGGAAAGATTATATGACTATAGACTTAAGAAAAGATGCACCTAATCAGGTTGCAAACATTGACCCACAAAAACTAACGACAGAGATTGCTACATTCCAATCTATTCAGCAAGAAATTTCTAATCAAGACTCAAAAACAAAAGAATTAAAAGAAAGAGAAAAATACTATTCTAATATTGTCATCCCTGATCTCATGAATGAAATGAATCTAAGTACCTTAAAACTAAAAGATGGTTCTGAGATTAGTGTTAAAAATATTTTTGGTGCTGCTATTATTGCAGATAAAAAAGAAAGCGCACACAACTGGCTTCGAGAAAAGGGCTTGGGCGATATTGTGAAAAATGAAATCACAGTACGTTTTGGTCCGGAAGAAGATAACAAGGCGGAGCAATACACTTCCCTTGCACGTGGTCAAGGCTATGAACCGGAACGTAAAGTTGCTGTTCATCCAGGATCATTACGAATAACTCTGGAGGATTATCACAGGCGCGGTGGTAGTATACCTGCGGAGTTATTTCGCACGTTTGAAGGAAATCAAACGAAAATAAAAACCAAATAGACTACTAAACTAACAGACTAACAAAGGAGTAAAAATGGAAAGTCAAGTAGCAAAAAAAACCAATGCAGGTGCATTGGCAAGTATAAATCTCAGAGCAGATATGGGAAAAGGTGCAGAAGAAATTAAAGCGGATGACGTATCAACGCCGATTTTAAAAATTCTACATCAATTATCTCCTGAGTGTAATGAGAGAGATGCCAAACATGTAACAGGTTCTAAACCAGGGATGATATACGCCTCTGGATTTGGTAAACTGATTAATGGGCAAGAGGGCTTAAATATTATTGTCGCTCATTCACAAACTAGATTTCCTGAATGGCAGGAGAGGGGCGATAGTGCTTCTGCTCCAGTTGGAGTTCACTTAGAAATTCCAAAGGATGCTGTTGAGGAAAGAAATGGTAGATATAGATTACCTAACGGTAACTACGTTGAGAAGACTGCATATTTTTATGTACTAGCAATAGTAGATAAAGAGTTAAAACCTGCAGTGATTCCAATGAGGTCTTCTAACTTATCTCCAGCTAGAGAACTTAATAATCTGATTAAAAACTTAAGAGTTACAGATGAAAAAGGTTCTTTCAATCCTGCAACATACTCATCTGTATATAATTTAAAAACAGTGGGTAAAACATCAGGAAGTAAAAGCTGGCATGTTTACAGACCATCAAGAGTAAGAAATCTTAATATTGGTGAAACAGCGGATGCCGGGATGTATGAAATGGCAGCACAACTTCAGAAACAAGTTTCTAAAGGTGTGACGAGACCTAAATACGCTCCAGCGGAAAAAGCAAAGGATATTGTATAATTCCTCATATTTCTCATAATCATATGAGGATGTTGTCGATGAGGGGGCGCTGAAGCGAGAGTGGAGGCGCCTCTAAATATAAAGGAGCTTATGAAAGAGTTTAAAGATTTTTTTAAAGGATTAGATAGAGATTTTGGTTATCGAGAAATCCTCAAAGGATTTCCTGACCCTGATACTGGTAAAATAAAATTTCGAGATGAAGACAAGGCCTATGGATGGAAACACAGAAGTATTACAGACGAGGATTATGTTAAACACTTAACAGGGGATGTAGGAATGGGCATTCAACCCTGTGATGATCAGGGTAACGCCTCATTCGGTGCTATAGATATTGACCCCAACAATTATACAGATTTTACACCACAAAAATATTTAAAAATTATTCAAGACAAAAACCTACCCCTTGTACCTATTAAATCAAAAAGTGGAGGACTACATATATTTGTATTTACCACAAAACCTATCTCAGCGTCTGCTATTAGAGAGTTTTTATCCTCATTTTTATTTATATTTGGTTTAAAAGCGACGACAGAAATATATCCTAAACAAACTAAATTAGGATTAACAGCTGCGGGCGCCAAACAAGTTGGGCAGTTTATAAATCTGCCGTACGCTCCCCTAGAAGATAGTGGAGTTTATTTACCTGATGGTACTATATTAAAGCTTAAAGACGGTTTGAATGTCATAGAAAACAATTTACTAACCCTAGAACAATTAAAAGAAATAGCCACCACAAAAATAAAGGAAGTTATTACAGGTGGTCCAGAAGCATTAGCTGATGGTCCTCCATGTCTCCAAATGATCTGTAAGGAAGTAATGGAGTCCGGTAAAAAACTAACTGATGGAAGAGATAGATTCTTGTATGAGTACATGGTATTTGCAAAAAAGAAATATAAAGACTCATGGGAAGACGCTGTCCTACAAGCAGGGAGAGATTATATTCAGTACGATAAAGTGTGGGGAGACGAGAAAGTAAAAGAAAAAATTAAATATTGGAAAAAAGATACAGCGGGTCATCAATGTAACGCGGAACCTATAAGCAACTATTGTGCAAAAGCAACTTGTGTAAAAAGAAAATTTGGAATTAGCGTAGGTAAAAAAAACAGTTGGCCAACACTTTCGGGTTTAATTAGAGTTAATTATAAACCTGAGCCGGAATTCTATTTGAATGTAGAAGTAGATGCTAGTAAGGCTATCCAGATCCACGCTAAAGATGTTAAAAAAATAACTGAGATGAAAGAATTAAGAGCACTTATTGCAGCCCAAACCGGTGTTTGTCCCCCTATTATAAAACAAACTGAATTTCAACCCATATTAGACTCTTTGTATCCACCGGAAGATTTAGCTCCGCCGGTGGGTACAAGTCCCGTTGACATCTTAAAAAAACTTTTAGTAACATATGTCAACGGGCCTAAGGCCACAACTCACGCAGGTTTTGAAAGCGGTTCAGTGTTAGAGGACGATGGCTATTACTTTTTTGTTTTCGATAAATTTATGGATGACGCAAGACGATTTGAGTGGAGGAAAGATGCCTCTCGTACAGGAATCATGATAAAAAATAGTTTTGGGGGAGAATTTGGGGTTCAAAAAAGATTTCCAAAAGGAGAAAATACAAAATCTTGGACCCCTATACGTTGTTTAAAAATTCCCGCGCTAGATTTAGCTAAGGAAGAAACACCAGTTGAAATCATACAAATAGAAAACAAGGAGGATATAGTATGAAAAATAAAGACGCAGGTTGGGGAGCTTCCCCAATCGAAAAGAAGAAAGACCCACCACCAAAAGTATACGTGTGTATGCCCACTTATGATACCATGCATACTGCAACATGTTTATCTTTAATAAAGTTATTTGACAAGATGACTGCCAGTGGCATTAAGATGAACATTAGTACATTTAAATGCCCTTACATAGGTTATGGAAGAAATATATTAGCCGCATTATTCTTAGATTCTAATTATGATTATCTATTATTTGTTGATGCAGACGTTCAATTTGAACCGGATGCAGTGGCAAGAATGTTAGTAACTAAGAAAGATTTTATATGTACACCCTATAGAAAAAAGACAGAAGATATTTCTGTTAAATATTCTGTAGCTTTTGAAGATAAGAATAATATTAATGTAGAACCCTTTGGAATCACCAAGATAGCTAAAGGCCCTGCTGGATTAACATTGATTCATCGTAGAGTCTTTGAAAAATTAATGCAGCTTCATCCGGATTTAAAAATAAAACATTATAATGGAATCCCTAAAAAAGCAGGAGACAAATATTTATTTAATTTCTTTGATACAGGCTTCGATCCAAAGATTGGTTTATGGGAAGGAGAAGATGTGAGTTTTTGCAATCTAACTAAAGCAGCCGGCTTTGATATGTGGGCTAATTTAAATTCAGAAGTAGTCCATTATGGCACATACGGTTATGTCGGTAAGTTTGGAGACTCTCTAACTAAAAAAAAGAATGGCTCGGGTTTATAAAATATATGGTCCACCCGGTACAGGGAAAACCTTTAGATTAATAAAAAGAGCTCAAGCCTATCGCAGGTGCGGAGTCCCTTACCATAAAATAGGGTACTTTGCTTTTACACGAAAAGCTGCGGGGGAAGCACGCTCTAGAATAGGTGTATCTGAAAAGGATGTACCTTATTTTCAAACCCTTCACGCCTTCGGTTTTCATCTCTTAGGTTTAAAAGAAGAAAACATAATGCAGCCCTATCACTATGCAGACTTGGGGAAAAAATTAGGGATAAGAGTTAATTTCTCTGACGCCTACAATAAAGAAGAGACTCATTTCTTAACTTGTAATAATCCTTACTTCCAATTAATTGGAAGAGCAATAAATAGAAACACTTCTGTAAGAGCTGAGTTTGATCGTAATGAACATGATCGCAAAGATATAGAGTGGACCACCTTAAGACATATAGAAGTGAACCTTAAAGAATATAAAGAGAAGAATAAGTTAAGAGACTTTAATGACATCATCAAGGATGTGATTAAATTAAAAGATACCCCTCAATTCCCTACATTCGAAGCCGTGTTTATTGATGAAGCCCAAGACCTATCCCCATTACAGTGGAAACTTTTTGATGTATTAAAAGAAAAAACCGGAGATATGTATTTAGCGGGTGATGATGATCAAGCCATCTTCGCGTGGGCTGGAGCTGATGTAAATAGATTTATAAATGAACCAGCTCAAGAAAAAGTATTAAGATATTCTAGACGTGTTTCAAAAGCTGTCCTGGAACAATCACAAATAATAGTGGGTCGGATATCAGGCATCAGGAAACATAAAGATTACTTCCCTAGAGCGCAAGAGGGTCTTGCGTCTCATATCTCTAATTTAGGACAAGTAGACCTTACAAAAGGTAAGTGGTTAATCTTAAGCAGGACAAAAAATAATTTATTAAAAATAATGGAAGAGCTGAGGAGAAAAGGTTTATATTACCAGAGTAATAAAGGAAAAAGTTTTAAGGTTAGTCTTTATAAAGCAGCGGTGTCTTATACTAACTGGCGCTTTGATGAAAAACTTGAGGCAAAAGATATTGCGGAAATAAGAGAATACACCCCTGAAGGAGAATGGAATGTAAAAAAAGAATGGTACGAAGCATTCACGCAGGCTAGTCAGGAAGATATTTTATATATTAGAAATTTATTATCCAACAACGAAAAATTAAATGAGGATGCTAGAATATTTGTTTCTACAATTCATGCAGCGAAAGGTGGAGAAGAAGATAATGTAATTTTATCTTTACATCAAGGAAGAAAAGTTCAAAGGGGAATTGCATTAAGTATTGACAAACAAGATGAGGAGCATAGAGTATGGTACGTGGGCAGTACGAGAGCAAGAATTAATCTATATAAACTGGTTTCGAAAGTACATCGAAAGGAATACGCATTATGAGTGACGCTTACGATAAACAAATTGGTGGCGATCATTACGCCTCAATGAAGATTCAACCATCAGAATTTATTAATAAAAATAATATTCCCTTTGCGGAGGGAAACGCTATAAAATATTTATGTCGTCATAAACAAAAAGGACAGAAACAAGATTTAGAAAAAGCTATTCATTATTGTCAGATGGCTATTGAAAGGGACTATGAATGAAAATACCCCCTTACTTATTACAAACTGAATGGGTAGCGCCAGACGAATATCCAGACTTAAGAAACTACCCTGAAATTGCAATTGACTTAGAAACTAAAGACCCTGATTTAAAAACAAAAGGATCAGGTGCTGTTGTAGGTCGAGGTAAGGTAGTAGGTATAGCAGTGGCTGTAGAAACAGGCTCCTGGTATTTTCCTATTGCACACGCAGAAGGACCTAATTCAGATAGAAAAAAAACTTTAGATTGGTTTAAAGATATTCTAGAGTGTCCAGCTACAAAAATATTTCACAACGCAATGTACGACGTATGTTGGATACGCAATTTAGGTTTAAAAATCAATGGTTTAGTAGTAGATACAATGATTGCAGCTTCTCTTCTAGATGAGAATAGGTACTCTTTTACACTTAATACTTTGTCCTGGGTATACTTAGATAAAGGTAAAAATGAAACTGCGTTAATTAATGCGGCGAAAGAAAGAGGACTCGATCCTAAAAAAGATATGTGGCAGTTACCAGCGTTAGTAGTAGGTGCCTATGCAGAAAAAGATGCTGAGTTAACATTTGAATTATGGCAACGTGTAAAAAAATTAATAGTTGAAGAAGATTTACAAAAGATATTTAATCTAGAGACTGATCTTTTTCCTTGTCTGGTCGACATGAAATTTCTCGGAGTGAGAGTGGACGTTGACAAAGCTCATACACTGAAGACACGGCTAGCATCCCAAGAAGAAAAGTTAATCCAAGAAATAAAAAAAGAAACAGGAGAAGACCCTCAAATATGGGCAGCAAGATCGATCGCCAAAGTTTTTCAAAAACTCCACCTACCTTATGACCGTACTGAAAAGACTGACTCTCCTTCATTTACAAAAAATTTCCTTTCCTCTCATGAACATCCTGTAGTTCGCATGATAGCAGAGGCAAGAAAAATAAACAAGGTTCGTACAACTTTTATTGATACAATCTTAGAACATGAACACAAAGGTAGAATACATGCAGATATAAATCAGATTAGATCTGATCAAGGAGGAACAGTCACAGGGAGATTCTCTTATTCTAATCCAAACCTACAGCAAATTCCAGCGCGGGATCCAGAAACAGGGCCTTTAATAAGAAGTTTATTTATTCCAGAAGAAGGACACAGCTGGGGATGTTTTGATTACTCACAACAAGAGCCGAGACTGGTTGCACACTATGCTTTAAAATTTGGACTACCTTCTGTTAATCAAATTGCAGATTCATATGATACCGATCCAGCAACAGACTTTCATCAAATCGTAGCCACCATGGCTAACATACCGAGACGCCAGGCTAAGACAATTAATCTTGGTTTATTTTATGGTATGGGTAAAGCTAAACTACAGGCTGAGCTTGGGGTATCAAAAGAAAAAGCAACTGAGCTATCAGATAGATATCATTTAAAAGTTCCGTTTGTAAAACAATTAATGAATACATTAATGAATATTGCATCTACGAAGGGGCAAATTAAAACTTTATTACATAGAAGATGTCGATTTCCTAGGTACGAACCTATTTTAAGAGGAATAGACTGGGGTAAATTTGTACCAGCAGAGGATCAAGAAAGAATGTTGGAACTGCAGGCAATGGGGCCTTATTTAATTGATGAAGAAGGGGAAATAATAAAAGATAAAGATAACAAACCCAAAAAAAATTATTGGCATCAAAATAGTTCGCGAAGAGCCTTCACATATAAATCTTTAAATAGATTAATTCAAGGATCAGCCGCGGACATGACAAAGAAAGCTATGTTAGATTTATGGAAAGAAGGTATTGTCTCTCACATTCAAATTCACGATGAATTAGATATTTCTATTAAGGACGCTGCCCAGGCTAAAAAAATAAAAGAAATTATGGAGAGCGCTGTTGATTTAGAAATTCCCAATAAAGTTGATTACGAATCAGGGCCAAGTTGGGGAGAAATAAAAGAAAATGACCTATAGTTTTAAAGATCATGACAAAGCTGACATTAGAAATCTAATTATGGCTATCAATGTTCTAGGCGAAAATTTAGTTGGTTTAGAATTAGGAGTTCTACAAGCTGAAAGTTTAATGACCATCCTACATAACTGCAGTATAAAAAAATTATACGGTGTAGATCACTGGAAGGGCTACACTGATTATCTAAGTAGAGAACCAAATTATCAACCTGTGTATACGGTGTCCGATGAAGACGCTGAATATAATAAGCTTACTGCGCTTCACCGAATTAAACATTCAGGGATGAAGGACAAAGTAGTAATAATTGAAGGGGATTCTTTAAACAAGAACACAATAGATTACATAGAAGATAAAAGTCTAGACTTTATATTCTTTGATGCCATGCTGGACGAGGATCAAGCTTATAAAGAAGCTCTGGCTTATTATCCTAAACTAAAAGTAGGAGGCTATTTAATGGGGGATGATGCTTTCTGTGAAGAACAGGTTATTATTCCTTTAAACAAAGTATTAAAACACTATAAAAACACCAACCCAATCATCACATATGGGCGTTGTTTTATGATAAAAATATAGATATAATAAGAGAAAAATAGGAGAAAACTATGAACAAAATAAAACAAGTATGGGCATTAGCGCAAGCTAATCCGAAGATAGCTGCCGCTGCTGTGGTAGTAATTGTTGCCATATATTTTTTAGTAAACTAGGAACTGTATGACCCATGGCATATTTAAATGCAAACATCCCTGTGCTCTATTCACAGATCAGGAGAGAATATCTCTATGATCTTAAAGAACATCATGGAGAAGTGGAAGACTGCATTATATTTGGCCTGGCATCGATTAC